TGGGTTCTGTTGTCATTGACGATAACGGCGTCTACGAGGTTCTCGACAATAACTAAGTTGATTGGGGGAGCTTAGTCTCCCCCTTTCTTTCCGTTTGGAGGATTTAAATGGCTGTCCTAAGTACCTCGGCTAACACCCCAATTGACGTATCCAGTCGGGCTCTCATCTTAATTGGTGCAGACCCTATTACTTCTTTTGAGGATGGGACAAGCGAGGCGTTGATTGCAGCTAATATGTATGAGGACATAGCTCGTTCTGCATTAGTAAACTGCCGTTGGCGTTTTGCCACGAACCAATCAGTTCTTAATCGTTTATCCAATTCGCCTACCAGTAGATATACTGCTGCGTATCAAATACCTTCGGACTCTTTAATGCTTCACGCCGTTACTGTTAATAACTTTAACATTGAGTATCAGACTTACGGTGACAAGATATTCTGCGATACGAGTGACACCTCAGAGGTAGTCCTCGATTATACATTCAGAGCAAGTGAACAGGACTGGCCTTCATATTTTGTGGTAGCGGTTCAGTTTGAGTTAGCTTCTGTGTTTGCTTCTTCTCTAGCCCAGGATGCCAGCTTGGCACAGTTAATGGGTCAACAGGCCCAAATGGCAATGATGAGAGCGCGTACACTAGACTCACAGCAACAGACAACGCGCAAGTTATCAACTTCAAGATTTATTGCTGAAAGGCGCAGTTAATGCAGAAGGTTCGTGTTCCAGTAACAAACTTTTCTTACGGAGAGGTTAGCCCTTCTCTGTATTCACGAACTGATTCAGCGGTCTATACTGGCTCGGCTCAACGTATTGAAAACTTTTTCCTTCGCGCAGAGGGCGGCGTTATTAAAAGAGCTGGCCTTAGAGCGGTTTATAGAAATGACATTGTCATAGACTCAACAAAAACACAGCAATCAAGGTTGTTGCCTTTTATATTCTCAGATGATGAGCGTTATGTCGTTTCTCTTGAGCACGAAAAAGTAAAGTTTTTCTTTATTGATCCCACAACTGGTGTACTTGATATTGCTGCAACAATAACTCAAGACATAAACGGTAACCCTTTAAAATTTACTGACACATTTTTGCATGAGTACACTTTTACTCAAGCTGGTGATGTTATGTTTATTTGTCATCCTACGTTCATACCTCAACAAATTGTCCGCACAAGCCTTAGCGACTTTCAAGTGGAGCCTTTTGTTTTTGATGCTAGGTCTGACTTAACAAAAGTATATCAACCTTATTACAACTTTCATCGCCAAGGTACTACGCTAGGAGTTTCTGCAACGCAGGGTAATGGGGTCACTCTAACGACATCAGACCCATATTTTGCTACAAACGGAGACCATGATGGTATCACTCTTCGTTATCATGGCGCTGAAATAGAAATAACTTCCGTACAAAGCGAAACTCAAGCTACAGGTAATATATTTGATACCTTAAGCGTGAGATTGGGAATAAATGCTTTTAGTACAACAGAGCACCAAGCTGACATTGAAGTAACTATGGTCAAGCATGGCCTATCTATCAATGATTCGGTTACAGTTTCACACGCGGGTAGCGTTGGTGGTATTTCTGCCAATCAAATTAATGGCATTAGAACTGTTGCTGAAATTGTTGATGACAATAAATTTGTTATAACAGTAGGGTCAAATGCCAATTCTTCTGAAATTGGTGGCGGTACACCCAAGATCACAACAAAAGCCCCAACAACCTCTTGGGAAGAGCAATCATATTCTGTTCTTCGAGGGTTTCCGGGGGCAGTTACATTTCATGAAAACCGTTTAGTTTTTGGTGGTACACTATCCCAGCCGGATTCAATTTGGTTTAGCAAAAGCGGGCAGTATTACAACTTTGATGTTGGTAGTGCAAAAGATGATGAAGCTATTCATGTCACTGCTAGCATTGGTGAGATTAACCAGATTCGTCACTTAGTGTCTAATCGTGATCTACAGGTTTTCACAGCGACTTCTGAAATGTATATTCCATCGTTTAGCAACCAGCCGATTACTCCGACAAACATTATTGTGCGTAGGCAGACCCCATTTGGTTGTGACTTTGTTCGGCCTCAAGCGTTAGATGGCGCCACCTTGTTTGTGCAAAAGGGTGGAGCGATTGTAAGAGAGTATGTATTTTCTGATGTAGAGGCAGCTTACATTGCAAGTCCAATCTCTCTTATTTCTTCTCACTTGATAAAAACGCCAATTGAAATGAACACAATGTATGGAGCTATGAGCCGCTCAGAAAGCTATGTGTTTGTTACAAATTACAATGGAACAGTTTCAGTTTTCAACTCTAACAAAGGTGAAGACCGTGCAGGATGGACAGAGTTTACAACTCAAGGGTTTTTTAATTCTACTGTAACTATTGATGATCGTGTATTTGCTAGCGTGATATATGATCAAGGCGATAATGTTGAAGTGTTTGCTATATGTGAGTTTGATGAAGCGTATAACACTGACATTTCTAGCATCTACAGTGGGACCGCTGGAGTTTTTGATGTATCTGATTATTATGAAGACGGTGCTGTACTCAATGTTGTAGACCGTAATAACTATGTTGGTGAGTTTACTGTTGTTAATGGAGAGATAGACGCATCTGCTATTGATCCTAACTTAACTGAAGCAGAAATAGGTTTAAAGTTTAATGTAACTTTAACAACAAATCCCTTAGATATTGCTACTGGTTCTGGTCCTGTTACTGGTACACCTCGTCGTATAGGAAGCGTGGTTGTTGATCTTCATAACACTCTGTCGGCCACAGTAAATGGTGCAAACTTAGTTCTAAGAAATGTAACTGATGACCTTTCATTGCAAGTCAACTCGTTCACGGGCAAGAAAGATTTCCGTCTAATGGGGTATAGTAGAGACCCACAGATTACAATTACACAATCTGCCCCGCTTGCACTGCAAGTTAACGGCATAGTAGCGGAGTTAACTTTCTAATGAGCGCAACCCTCGCCCTAACAGCTGTTTCTACCGTTTTTGGAATTATGGGATCAAACAGAGCCGCCAGTGCTGACGCCCTTCGGTCTCAACAGCAAGCGCGTCAAATGGAGATTGACCGCAAGCTAGCAGAGGCTCAAGCTCTTGAGGCTCAGAATTTGCGCATCTCTGAATATAACTTAGCAAGATCATCAAACAATGCTCAGTTTTCTTTTAATCTTGGGGGCGGTGAAAGCTCTAGTCTTGCAGCATTTGAGCAGTTTCAACGAGAAACTATGTCAGCCGATGTGGCTTCTAGCCAAAGGCTTGCTGGGATAGAAAGTTCTAGTAGAAGTATTGCTGCAATGATTGAGCGTCAGCGTGGTTCTAGTGCAAAGTCTGTTGCCAGAATAAACAATATGTCTCGACTCTTTGAGCTTGGGTCTGATCTTTCTAAAGCCTATGTACCAAAAACCTACACGCCAACAAAAGATTAAGGTGTAAACTATGCCAGTAATACGCGAAACACGGAAAATATTTACTCAGCCCATTGGTGTTCGCAGCTTTGACACTGGTGAACAGAATGTTGGCCGCGCTATATCAAACTTTGCCGACAAGGCTGGGCAAGAGTTTTATCAACGCGCTCAAGTAAACGCTGAAAAGTTTGGAACAGAAGCGGCTCAGTCCATCAAAGCAGAAGATTTAAAGGTTTTTGACTCGGCAACTGGTAAGCCAGAAGTGCTGTCTAGCATGGAGGGCATGGGTAGTATCGCGGCTTCTGCATTTGAACAAGTGGTTGAGCGCCGCTTTGTTGACTCTGTTGATAAGGACATTCGGCTGAAATCTGCTGAGATTGCTTCTAAGTATGAAGACCCTGTTCAGTATCAGAACATGTTTGAGTCTTATCTAGGCTCAATGTCTACAGGTGCTGGTGATCGCTTTAAAAACATAATCCTTGATTCTGGCTCCTATGTTATGGGGCAGACTAAAATTAGGTTAGCAGATGCGGCCAGAACCAAGGCAAGAGCAAATGCGGCTCAAGCAGTTGGCACAACTAACATAGAGTATGCAGAAACAATTTATGATTCAGCTTCTTCTGGGGACTTTTCTACATCTGTGGTTATGATTGAAGAACGCGTCACAGCCTCTCTAGAGGCCGAGAGGGCAGAGCTTTATGATAAAGGGTACGCAGACAAGGTAAGGTCAGAACTAGGCTCACAGGCCATGTCAGGCGCTCTGGAGGTAGCATTGAAAGGTGCGACTCCAATACAGCAGGCTTCGATAAGGCTTTACGTTGGTAGCCAAGGCAAAGCTGGTGGCGAAAGCCTTAGCAAAAACCAGCTAGAAGCACTCAAACCTTTTATAGGTTATGTTGACCGCACCAACACAGCAGCTTTGCTTTCTCAAACAAATGTTATTTCTTCCAACTATAATGCAGTAACGGCTGCAAA